AATTATTAAAGCATTAATAACACTATTACAAAATAATGTATCTATTCTACCAGAAGCTAATGTACTAGATGTTAATAAATAATTTCCTTCTAACTCAATAATTCTATGGTTCATTGATAGAATAATATTGATGACTATAGATATTTCTTTATCATTATATCCAATTTTACTAGCTAATTTCTTCATCACAATTACATAATATGATAAAAATCTATTATGATGAATATCGTATGAACTATGATCAGCTCCACAAACTAAATCGTTTTGCTTTCTTAAATAATTACATAATTGATCCCATTGTACAGATCCTGCATTAATTGCTGCATATATATGTGATATTTCAGGTATAGCTAACAAATAAGTAATAATAGGCATTAAGTATTTCTTTGAAACAATAATTAATGCTTTATCTCCTACTTCAAATTTTCTAGAAACTACTAATTTATCTGGATTGAACTTACGCATCTCATTCTTTAAAGTTCCAGATGTTGTAAACAATATAGGTTCTAAATATAACTGGTTTTCATAAATAATAATTAATTCTAATAATTTTGGGTGTACAGTATAAGTTCCATCTTTCTGTTCAAAACAATTTTTAGTGGTTAAGCCCAATAATTTTGGAACCCATCCAACACCAGTATCATTTTTCATATTCGTTAGAAAATTATTTTTTGGATCACCAGTTAGAGCTTGGTGTAGACTTAATGGACCAACTGAGTTACTTGGAGTAGGTATACCATTGACGTATTCATCAATACAATCCATAACCAAATCGTGATCATGTAACAATTGAGTTACAAATGAAGCTTTAAATACTTTAGTTAATGAACTCGTCCAAACTCCATTGAATTGTACCGCTTTAGCATGATGAGGAACTACAAATTTTTTAAACTCAGGATGATTGTCAACTAAATGTTTAATATTAGTTTCTCTACCATCCATAGTAAATTTATTTCTTATTCTTGAATGACATAACGCATATAAATCTATATCTCGATAATTCTTATGATCTTCTTTCATAAACCAACTATAATCACTTCTTTCATGTGATCCACTTTCTAATGAATTTAGATACTCATGTGCTTGTGGAATTAAGAAATTTGCCACTGGTGCAGATATTAAATCTCTTTGATTTAAAATATCAATACCTTTTTGTAGTTTACTTTTACTTAATCTACATCCTAAAAAATTATCCGTTCTGTCAATTTTATGTGTATGAAATCCAATACATTGTTTAAAACCTCCTGAATCTTTAATCCATATGGGTAATCCACATGTTCCATCAATAAATTGTTCTCCTAATGATTTATATTCTAGTTTAGATCCTCCAAAACAAGTTCTATCAAATTCAATTGGAATATTTCCTGTTTCACCTGTAATTCCAGACGCTGGAAAAACATCTTCTTTTGGAAAATACCTTATAAATGAATCATTATTTCCTGGTAATGAAGGTAACCAATATAAAGCAAAATGATAATCATTATCTAAAGTTCTACCTTGTTCTATGTATAAACATTTTGATGAATACTTAAAGGTTAATGGATTATGATAATGTAAAGTTAATTCATCACCTTCTTTATATATGAATTTATCATTAGCATAAAAGAAATGTAACGGGACTGCTATAATATTACTATTTATAACTAAAGCATATAGATGAGAATTTTGAGAAGTTATTTTAATAACGCCAGTTCCAGTACTACAAGATAACCATAATGGACCTTCCTTCTTAATAGGTATTACTTCATTATAGGTTTCTTCTATATTTAATGGTGTACCAAATACTTGACCTTGCTCAGTAACTAAATTAACTTTCTTATTCCATTTGTAGACCCAGATACAAAAAGCCATTAAAGAACTACTAAAAAGTAATCCTTTGCAAACAGTTTTAATGTCTTCTCCACAAAAATCTTCAATAGCTTTAATACTCGTAACCATCATAAAACGTAAATTCATTGCAAAAGTAGGTTTAAATTCTTCTAATATTTCCATTGGTTCTATAATAAATATAGTATTATGATTGTAAACATATTCATTCAATCTAATAATAGTTCTATCTCCATCACAAACTGATATTATTTGAAAATGTCTTTTTAATTTTAACATCCAATACCATAAATCATTTGGTTGATTAATTTCAAATGGTCTAATAGTTATAGTACCAGTTAGATTGAAAAATTCTACAGATCTTTTAACATTATCATCATAAACAAATGAATCTAACATACCTAAATCTGTATACTTTTTAAAACTAACATCTTTTATTTTAAGTTTTTTAGTTCTATCATTAACTCTAAAATTAGAATTAATAGCCCATAGTGCAACGCGATCAATCACATCATTCGTATCTTCTTTAGAACAATTCATTCCTTGTGCTATTATTCTTCTATTAAAAATATTAAAACCATTAGGAACATCTTTAAAGGTATTTCTAAAATCGTATTCAAAATTAACATCATAATTAGCAAAAGGTAAGGAATCGGTTTGCCACCAAATAGAAGGAGTTTCAACTAAAGATTGCATAACTCTATATCTAGTTAATGGATGTAATTCCATAAACTTTTTATCAAAATTTCTAAAAAAAATATTAGAATTAGCAAAATAATCTACTACATCATTCATATCTTGATACATTTCAGGTGTTAAATCTTTACAACAATTTCTAACATCGTGTAATCCAGGAATATTATTAGAACAACATCCTTCATATGAAACGTGTACATTATCAATTCTATTCTTCTTTAATTTAATTAAATGTAAAGCTAAATCTGATGGTGAAAAGAAATCCTTCCATTCATAAACATCATCAAGATTCAAACACTTATCTGTCGAAATCATCTTTCCAACTCTCCATTTTATCAAATATAAATTGCCTAATTGGAAATCACTCATTTGTTCTGGTGATAAATTTTGTAAAACATTGTCTGGTGAAATATTCATTTCTTCTGCCATAGCTAAACATATAGGACTATAAAAACACTTAATTAATAAATATCTTCGATCTAATTTATTGACATGGTTTTCATTAATAGTTGGATAGTTTTTCTCATTTGTAGTTACAAATACAAAATCTGAATAATTAATAGAATTTTCCTTATCTTGTAATGAAGCTCCTACTAATTCAACTCCATCAGATTCAATACATCTTTGTAAAAAATTTATAGGAAAATTAGTTGGCGATGATTTTATAGCAAAATAGTCATTAATCAATAAAATTTTAGCAAAAGGGTTAATTTTTTGATGTTCTGAACACGTTTCATATCTATGAATCAAAGACATATTTGTTACTATAGATCTTTGTCGTTTGTAAACTGATTCAAAAAAATCAACGAAACCTGTTTTCCAAGTTCCAGGAGGACCAACCATAATAGCACCTAAAGGTTTATTACTAGTGGTTTTATCAAATTTCTTAAAAGTTGCCATATTGTTTCTAAAAGCTGTTATTGCTTGAGTAATCATTATATTATTAGTTTTAAGAAAACACTTCTTTTCCAGTTTCTCAATTTGCATAGATAACTCTTTTAATTCAATCAAGTCCTTAGTTTCTACTAATTTTGCATCAAATTTAGTGTTAAAAGCAGTTAATTCTTTCAATAATGCTTGCTCAGGTGTGAATCCCAATAATTCACTAAAATTACCAGTAACTGCAAATCTACA